CCGCTTGTATCCAGTATTTGGATCTAAACCTTTTTGATTATGAAATGCTCTAATTAAATCGAAAGCATGAGTCATGCTAATACCACCAGAGCTTAAACCATCTAACTTTTGTGCATATATTCTTGCTTCACTTGCCCAGCCTTGATATCTACCTGCAGCTGTTCCTGCACAATGGGTACCATGACCATTTGTATCTGTGTAAAAATTACTATCTTGAGTTCCTAGTCCACTATTTCCTGTACTTGCATACCAGTCTATTTGTTGTACTCTACTTGCATTATTGCTGTCAGTGAATTCAGCATGATCTGGTCTAATACCTGTATCTTGAATTATAACATCTACACCTTTACCTTGTAATACATATTCTTGGTCTACATTTAATCCTGTATTTTGAACAAAGTTAGCTCTTATATTACTTGCTTTATAGCAAGCGTGAGTACCCCATTGTATTTCGTTTTCATAATCAATACTACCTGTTCCATTACTTTTTGATATACCTACTCTTCTTCCAAAAAGTTCTAATTGCATATCTTCACGTTGTGCAGGGGGTATTTCTATAGCTTGTATTCTTGGATCACTACGTAGTGATTGTGCTTCACTATCAGTTAAACTATAATGAGTATTGCGAGAATTCGTAGGTTTTTCATGTACTACATCTACTGTTCTATCAGGAACAATATTGCTGTCAACATCTGATGCTGTAGATGTATCTTGTGTTAATTCATTATGCAACTCTTGCCAATTTGCATTTGATTTTACTGTTACAACGTATTCTTTTTCACTCATGTTTTTTCCATTCTAAGCCATATACAAAATTAAAATTGCACCATTGGATCCACCTTGTCCAGTTGCATTACCTTGGCTACCTTCTCCTGCCATGCCAACGCCTGCACCACCAGCACCATAGTCTGAGCCATTGTAACCAAAGAAACCATATTGTGTTAAAGGTCCTGTATGAGGTTGACCAGCAACCCCAAAAGGAGTTCCACCTGGACCAGAAACGTTATAAGGGTCATTATCTGTTTGAACTATCCCGTCTGTTCCTGTAATATTTTGATCTCCTCCTGAAGATGAACCACCAGTTCCTGCACTTGGTCCTGGATCTCCAAATGCATTTACACCTGTAACTGTGAATGTACCTGCTGTTCCACCGCCACAGCTAATGTTTATTCCGTTTCCACTTATTGTCGTGCCTGAACCTGGCGAACCATTACCACTACTAACTTGTCCACTATTTGCAATAACTTGAGGAGAACCTGATCCTCCTGATCCGCAACTGTAGGAATAACTGTTACCAGTATTGGCTTGAAGGGCTTTTAGTACTACACCTCCACTACCACCGCCTCCGGCTCTAGTGTAAAAACGTGCAGTAGCATTAGGAGGATCTCCTTCTGTTGCGGCGGCTCCGCCTCCGCCACCAGCGCCAACAACCGCCATTGTTGCGGCACAATTGTATTGGGGAGTCCAAGTTCCACTTCCTGTTAAAATTTGAGTAGCAAAAACAACTCCACCGCCACCAACATTGGCTACTGCGGCATCTGTATATGATTCGTAAGCAGTTGTTATGTTTGTTTCTGCTGTTGTTATATCACTTGTTAGTGCTACTGTACCATCTACATTGTTTGGTAAACTAATTGTATTACTAGTTACGCTGTTTTGGAATTGTAAAACTCCACCAACTTCTACAATACTCCAGTTTGTTAAATTGCTTAGTACACCTTGTACAAGTAAATTACCTGTAACTTCCATAGCACTTGTAACATTTACCTGCCCAGTTGGATTAAGTATAATATCACTTCCACTTGACAGCGTTGGTGTTCCTGTGCTAGTACTAATAAATTCATCTGCTGTAACACTGTTTGCAATAACTGCTGAATCAGCAGTTAATCCTGATTCCAAGTTTAATGCATCTCCAAAAATGTTATCCCATCTTTTAGTTAGTGTGCCTAAACTGTATGTTTTATCTGTGTCAGGAATAATGTGACTACTTACATCAGCATTAAATGTAACACTGTCTGTATCTGCATCACCAGTAATAGTGTTACCGCCTACTGTTATATTTCCTGTTAAATTGACATTGCCAGCTACGTCTAGTCCTTGCTCAAAATTTGTACTCATCCTATTTCTCCTGTTACCAATATTTATCGAATTAGTCAAAGAAAAAGGAACCCAGGTTGCCCTGGGTTCCTCGTCTCCACTGTCATTCTGTGGTAACGTACTTAGCTGAAGCTTAGTGCGTTTGTTGTAACTGCGATTTTGTTTAGGTAATCTGCAGCATTACCAAGAGATGAAGCTGTGTTGCTTAGTTCTACATAACCATAACGTGTCATGAAGCTAACAACTGGCTCGAATGTATCAGGATCAAGTACTGTTCCTGAGCTCATTAGCGGTACGTATGGGCAATAGAATGCCGGTGCGTCTGATTCGCTTGAACCTTTGTAACCAACTAGGATATCGTCGTTAGCTGCATACTGGTTTACATAAACCTTCATGCTGTTGTTTAAAGTACCAACTAGTTTTGTGTTTGTTGGTGCTTCAAAAGGACCTTCAGTTGTACGTGCAAATGCTGATGTTGTAGCACTCTGTAGAACTGTTAGTACTGTTGGGCTAACAACGGCATAGTTACCAGCACCACGGCGTGTTCTTGCCGCAATGTCGTTAGCTGCTTTGTTGATTAGAACTGCAAGAGCTGCATGCTCGTCACCAACAAATGTTGCTGTACCAGATACTGCGTTTTGTGCATATGTTGCACTTGCTGTACCTGCTAGAGATGTTAAGCTACCGATGATTTCTTGATCGATTTCAGCAGTAATCTCTTGTGCTAAAGCAGCCATAATTTCTGCTTCAACGTCTAGGCCATGCATAGCTTGAGCATCTTGAGCAGCTTCAAAAGTCCAGCGAGCTGATAGCTTGCGTGATTTTGCTTCTACTGTTTGCTTCAAGATTTGGATGCTTAGTTTACGTCCAGCTTCACCTTCAAGTGCGGCTGTAGCATCTGCTTTACCTGTTCCTGCATTACCTGCATAACCGTTTGCAATCTGGAATGGGCTTAGAGCCTCATCACCAGCTGTTGCACCAGCTGCAGTTTCTGCGTAACGCACACGTAGTGTGTGGATTTGTCCAACTGGACCAGTCATTGGCTGAACACCAACAAGCTCGTTCGCGATGACTGTTGGCATCACACGGCGGATTACTGGTAGGATAACTTTATTGAGCGTTGCAACATTGCCCGCCATAGTAGCACCAGCAGTAGCACTTTCAGTAAGTGCCCTTTTAGTGTTTTCCATGACAGTTTCCATTACTGCCTTCTTGTTACCTGCCAAACCGTCAGTTAGAGCTTCTTTGGTTGCGTCCCAATTTTCAAATAGGTTTGCCATTATAAGTCTCCTTAATTAATTCCGGCTAATTTTTTCAAATTAATGATTTCGGCAGATCCAGTCTCTGACTGGGTAGCTTTTTTATCACCAGTTACCACTTTTGTGCTTTCGGTGAGCTTTGCCTTTTCTTGTTTTGAAACCGTTGCATCTTCCGATAATACGTTTGGAAGATACTTGTTGAATGCATCACGTAGTTTTTCTGTTTTTACACTTTCTAGTAATGCGCCCATGATTTCCTTTTGGTCCTTACTTAAAGGAGCCATCATTTCACTTAAAGTTGCTTTGCGATCTGTCATGTCTTTTGCAATCTTTGCTTCACGCTTGGCCTCCATAATAGCTACTTCTTTGTTAGTAATTACCTCTTTAGCTTCGTCTAATTGAGATTTTTGTTCCTCAATTTGACGTGAGAGTTTAGCAACTTGTGTGCCTTCAGCTAATGTGCTTGTCATAAACTCTGCGCTAAATGTTTCAAAGATCTTACGACCAAATTCGTTTTCTTTGGCCTTCTGAATATCCTCTTTAAGAGTTTTAAATTCTCCTACAAGAGCATTTTCAATAATCTTCTCAACTTTATCCGCAGCATTTTTAACAAAAGTTTCTTTAGCTTCAGCAATTACTTTCTTGCCTTCTGTTACCATTTTGACTTTTTGTTCAACTAGTGAACGTTTGTCTTCATGGAATTCGTTTAGCTCTTTGGTTAACTGTTCTAATACAAAATTTTCTAGCTTTCCAAAGTTTGCCTTCTGTGCTTCACGATC